CTATTTCGTCAATAGAAAAAGAACCCATGAGCCGAAAACTGTATTCTTCAACTTGCGGGTCAAGCAAAACAATACTTCTATTCGGATCTATTTTTTTTAGATATGCTACCAAATCTGGTGTAGACCAGCAGGTTAGATTCTCTTCCTCACGCATTTTTTCAATTAGTTTTTGACCATCACTCATTTATCAACTCCTCTGTTCATTAAGAGTGAAAAAATTCCACTAGTGCATAAGTGGATCAAAATATACAGAAGCACGGCGACACCGTGAATAAAATAAAAACTAGTCGCCCACAACAAAAAGTTAACAATTAGGAGGGTCGATAGCTGTGGGATAATTTTCATTGTTCTCCGCCATTATACAATACTTATCGGCATTGTCAAGATCAAAACTGAAACGTTTCCTCTTTTTTTACAGCATTTCCTTAATCGTGGATTCAAGATATTCAATTAGCTTAGGATTCTCTGACAAGAACACGTATAGCTTATCCTGTCCCTGAAACTTAAAAGCTTTGTTCATAGCCTCTTCGTCGTCTATATCAATGTCGTCTCTGATACCTTTTGCTAAGTCTTTACAGCTTCCCATAAACGTACAGGTAAACCAAGCTCCCGCCTTTTCTATCAGCCCTAAGTCACAAGCCAACATTAAAACCTCTTGTGTTTTATCTATTCCGTGACCGTATCTAATATAGCTTTGAACTTGTCCTCCGGGAGCCCCCATAGATGAGCAGATTATTTTCCAGTTAACAACCTGACCTATTCTATCTCCCGCGTTGTTTGTCCAAGGTGACACCGCCGACACCTTCTCTCCTCCTCCAGCAATCTCCATTCTCGTATCTGCCTGATATTGGATCTTATTTCCTCCGTCAGACTGTTTCGCCTTGCCGAACCCGCTCGGGTTGGCTATATAGTGCGTAATAGCAATGATTAAGCCGTGTTGTCGCGGTAAAAGCTGTCCCACCTTCTTTGTAAATATGGACAGTATCTTGGGGAGTCCCGGCCTCTTTGGACTAAAGTCTCCGTCAAGCTCTTTTTTTGGTATAAGAGATGATATTGAGTCGATAATTAGAACTCCGCCATAGTAGTCTGGGTGGCTCATCATTTTGTAGGCAATGTCTAGGAAGTCTTCGGCCGGAATGGGCTTGTCTTCGGGGGCGACAACTGACATCTTTTCTGGATCTAATTCACTAACCTCAAAGTTCATGTCTTTTAATCTACCCTCCGCGTCTAGGTAGATAATGGGCCTTCCGTCCCTTTGACAGTTTGCAGCGATCTGCATAGCGGTAGTCGTCTTTCCCGATTTTGGATCTCCGGTGAGCGTGAGCCAGCTACCCTCTCTAATGCCTCCACCTAGAGCTATATCTACAGCGGGACCAACAGAAATAACCTTGTAGTTCTTTTTTTCTTCCAGCACCTGAAGCCCACTACATATTATGTTCCCATACTCTTTTATGATCTTAGTTAAATATTCAGGTTTCTTCTCTGTCGCTTTTGCCATTTTCTATATTCCTAATTTTTGAAAATAAAGTGTTCGTTTTTTTATGGGAAGCTTTTCTGTGTTCAGGCTTTTCTGGTACTTTTAGCACCTCTCTCTTTCTGGTTTTCTCCTTCTCTACGATCTTTAGAGAGTCGGCCACCCCGTCTTCTACAAACCTTAAAACGAGAACAAATTTTCCAGACTGATGAAGAAACCCCAGCGAATATATTCTTCTCGCGCCGGGGCTATTAATGTAATGTATAAGGGCTTCTTCTCCAAACTTTTTTATCAACTTCCACGCCACCCTAACCTGTATCTGGTATTCCTTGTGGTGTGATTTATTCCAAAACTTATACTCCAAACTGCCCTTGTTTTCTCGCTCTCTTTTTCTTATACAAACAGTTTCAGCCGCGTACTGCGCGGCGTTACAATCCTGACCCGTCGATATACTTTTGAACGTTCGGGTGTGCTCTTTTTTTTGATCCATTTTTAAAAATCATTCTTTTCAAATTTTCTTTGGTTAAACTTCTTACGGAAGAAAGTCTTTCCATTTCATTATGCGGCCAAACATACTTAGAGACATCTATTTTAGAGCAGTCTTCCCTCAATAGACAAACCGTCAACGTTTGATAAGACTTAGAATGAGAGCCGTCAATAGCTTGGTCCCTAGCTACTCCCCTCGTTACCGAAATTCCGTCAAGCCCATCATCATCCTCAAAAAATATTTTTTGCTGCGCTCCAAACATATAAAGCTGAACCTTGGCAGGAGATACGTTTTGAGTTTTACAATGTTCCGCAAGCCTGATCCAAGGGTTCTCCAGATTTGCCCTTTCATAATCCCCATACACGACAACCCCATCGGTAAGGGTTATTGTCCAACTAATCATCAGATCTCTGTGGCATATTTTCTTCATGTGAGTATCAAGATTAGTACACAACATTCTATTTAATCTTCCTTAATCTTATGTATAATGCCCCTGTATCTTTTTGGGGGAGTCACGGTTTTTTTACTCTTGTTTTCGTCTGCGGTCATAGATGCCGCTTCCGTCATAACGGTAACGCCCCTATCCTTCTTTCTTGCAAACAGATTGTGAGTAGGTGTCGTCTGTTGGTCTTTTTGTATCTCTACATACTTTGAAACTACAGAAACAGACCTTTCCAGTTTTGTAGCAATCTCCTGAGTGCTCATCGAGCCATTAGAGTCAATAAATTTCTTTTCCTTATTAGAAAGCGGGCCTCTTTTCATTTCAATTCTCCATTAAAAATCGTCTAGCTTTAGTAAAATACATTCTGTTTTTGCTCTTGAGATATTTTGTGTAGTTTTTAAAGATTTCCCCAGACACCCTTTTAAACTTATACATATGGATCTGTTTTCTTGCAGATGTATATGAAGAATCTGTACCGTGTGGGTCAAGTAGCTCGCTTCTACCGTACTTGATGTAAAACTTCAAACTGCCGTGAGAGGACTTTGTAGATTTTGCTACTGCGTTTTTTTCTTCTGCGCCGTCTCCATTCAGGTCTATAAAGGTCTCCTCTATAGAAACGGGGTCTGGTATATCTAGGTCAGAAACGTCTTCGTTTTCCCATCTAGCCATTGAGTTTTTCCAGCCTTTCTTTTAAAATTTTTATGCAGTCCGCTTCGGTTGGGCCACTTAGGTATAGCTGAGCCTTTCTGGTCATTCCGTATTTTTCAAGGGCGTTATTTCCCATAACCAACGAATCTAGTGTACCATTAGAGTTAAGTTTTCGCACATCTATTTTTATTGTGATCGTCGCGTGGTGAGGCTGTGCTCTTCTATAGTTATCTTCTTCCTCTTGAGAATCGATACCATTATCCATATTTAGTCTCCGGTACGTATCCACTTTACCTGTTGCTGTGGAGTCATCGCGTTAATCTTTTTATGCATTTCCCGAGTTTGTTCGGCTTCTTTGTTTTTTTTGATGCCGTCTTGGTTTTTTCTGTCTTCTAATTCGTATTTACCCATCTTCTCCGTATTCCTATCGGCCAGATGTCCAATTGTTGACGGAGAACCTCTAACAAACGCAAGGGGAGGATTGATAAAAACCTTAACCAGCGTTTGGTTTTCACAATGTGGACACTCGTGCGTAGAGGGTTCGTCCATCCCCTGTTTAATCTCTGTGTAATAACAACAGTCGGCGCATTCAAAATCGTATATAGGCATTTAACCTTCCTTTCATTGTATATCATTATATGATCCTAGTCAAGAAAATTGCTCACAATTTGGCGAGAATTTTCGATATAATGCCACTTCTGACAATATCTCTTGACGTTAGCTCGCAAACCGACACACCTTCAACATCTGACAGTTTATCCATACAGGAGTCAAGACCTCCTTCATGCGGCGATGGCAAGTCTGTCTGACTTATGTCCCCATTGATTACAGCCTTTGAACCTATACCTATTCTAGTGATAAACATCTTAATTTGCTCGTATGTGGCGTTTTGAGCTTCGTCCAGAATCATAAACGAGTTGTGGAAATTTCTACCCCTCATATATTCAAGCGGACACATCTCTACTTGGTTGCTAGATCGCGTGGAATGATATGTGTCTTTTCCTAGGTATAACTTCATCTCTTCTACGACGGGAACAAGATATGGTTGAATTTTATCCGTAAGGGTGCCGGGCAAAAACCCTAACCCTCGTCCGGCCTCAACAACAGGTCTGGTTATTATAATTCTCTCCACACTTCCGCCTAGGAAGTACTCACACGCCAACCCAACGGAGACTGTCGTTTTCCCCGAACCGGCAGGTCCAGAGCAGAAGGTTATATCGCTTTCTTTTATGCAGGCAATGTAGTCTTCCTGATTGTCGGTTTTTGGCTTTAGTTGTTTTCTACGAGGACGTTGCGACTGTGTTTGTTTTTGAGACTTTTGATTTCTACGCTTGGGCAATTGTATAACTCTCGTTAAGCGCCATATCGGCTAGAATAGTACACTGGGAAGATTTCTTACGGTTCCATCCTTAACCAAAACCGCATCGCTACAGTCGTTCTGGTATGTCATAGTCGCTTCCAGATTTCCACCATCCGCCCCTCCTCCGTCATAACCAAAGCTGGTTAAATAGTTACTTCTTCCGAGATCCCATACAAAATAATTAGGAGTTGGGGCCGTGGGCATCTTAGCCACCAGTCTTATCTGCCTATTTACCCTATTCCAGTCGGTGGCTGTGGTCAGTCCATTGGCGGCGGAAAATGTAGTGTCGGTATTAGGAAGATAGGTTCCCGCTGGGAATTGGGCTGCGGTCTGAGGTAGCGGCTGCCTGAGCGCTCCAGAAAACGATGAAGACACTTGTACCGGAAGAGTGACATTCCTCCAGAGGTTTTGTTCTCCTTGATCTTCCAAGCCTCTCCATTTGCCAATATCCGCCAGTTCAGAATATTCTATGGAAATATCTACACTAATGGAATTGATTCCCAAGACCCTTCTAGCTTGGTCACCGCCGGGAATTGACGAACTGCGCCCGCTAATGTCCTCAGCCAAAAATGCCGTTTCGACCTCTTCGGGCAAAACGGAGTGCTTGGTTCCCAACGCGCTCCCCTCAAACAAGAAGTCTAGGTCTTGACGCTGGATAGTTTTACCAGACTGATTTGAAGCTGGTAGAGTGTAGCCACTGGTCGAGGTGTTTTCGTTGTACGTGACGCTCCTTGTTGTAAGGGTTATGCTCTCGGTTACCGGCCCTTGGACATCCATGCTGTAACTTATTGATCCTATTAAACAGTTACGATAGGTAACCTGAAATACCTCAGAACCGTCTCCTATTCGGTCTTCGGTGTCTTTTCCGTACAAGATTGTTATGTCGTAATTCCTTAAACATCTTCCATCGGAATTTAACCTCCCTGTTGTTCCTATGTTATTTGCATGTAGGATGTGAGACTGTCTTGCTCCAGCATCAGTCGCCATATAGTCTGAATCATCAACATAGTAAAAGAAATTACTATTTTGGTCTATCACCCTATCAATAGTTATTTCAAAAGACTGCGGAGCGTAGTAGTGGATATGTCTTTTGCTACGTCCCACACTCATAAGTGAAGACGACGGGAAGTCCGAACTGACTCCGACACTTTGAACGCCGGTCAGGTAGGTTCCGTCTGTGGGATCGCTCACACTTTGGTCGTTACTCTCTGTATATAACACTCCCATACAGGCAAAGAATACCCGCTGATTGACATCGCTAAATGGATATACTGGCATAAATTAACTCCCGCTACTACCAAAACCGACATCACCCCTAGCCTGATCACAATTGACGGACCCTAGATCGTCCACCTCTATCATTCTTGTGAGTGGTATGCGATGAATAACAATCTGAGCAACGCGGTCTCCTTTTTTAATCTGGTATGTTGCACCGGAGTTGTAAAGACAAACTCCTATGCCTCCACGATACCCAGAGTCAATAACCCCGGCAAAAACGTCTATACCTCTTTTAACCGCAAGCCCCGACCTTGGCCATATGAGACCAACGCAACCTTCTGGTATAGCCATAGCTATACCAGTCAAAACTGTTTCTGATCTATCGCTACATATCTTACAGTCCTCTGACGCATACAAGTCCCATCCGGCATCTAAGACGTGAGACTTTGTTGGAATGGTCGCCTCTTTACAAAGCTTCTTGCAGCATACGTCGTTCTGGTCAACCACAACACCGTCGCCCGTGAACACCATCTCGTCGTTTTGCGCGTTTGTCGCTAACGTCCATTTATTAGATTGTTCTGCGGCCAACTGCCGCATTCTCGCTTCTTGATCGTGAGGTACTTCAAACATAATAGATTCTTTCCTTATCATAGTGCTACACTATTTCGCAAACCCCGCCACTACACGCCCACTCCTGCTCGGGCTTAACGTTGTTCTCCTCTTCGATAATGTTAGTGTAATCTACAGAAATATACTCCCTGCTTAGATCCACCCACTCTTTCCAATTGTAGACATCTTTCATGCAATAGGTTAATCTTCGTATGTCTCCGTCAAAATACCTATCGGCAAACCTTTTACACCTATCTGACCACACCTTTTTGCCATTACCTTTTATTTTTTCACCGATACCTAACAATGAGTCACAGGCCGCCCAAAGATTGTCTTCCCATAAGTTCAAGGCCACCTCTATCAACCCGCTAACAAACAGCGAAGCATCGCCATAGTGCGATACCTGTTCTGTTGGTAGGTGTATCGTGGTAAACGGAGCCTGTGGATAGTCCTTGTCTCCGGTGATTGGAAGAAGGGAGATACCGCAAAAATACTTTCTATGCTTATATATGTAGGATTCCACCTCGTCCCACTCTTCGGCCTTTACATTGATAGTATTGGACACATTGTGAACGAGCCAAGGCTGTGTACACAGGTTCTTGTTAGTTCCAAAAATTACCCAGCTCTTTTGTGTACTCTTAACATATTCCAACAATTCAAGGGCGCCCACTTTGTTTTTGGTTTTAGAGCCAGCCGGAACCTCAACGCAGAAGGATACAACGTCGTCACTTTCGTTATTAGACCAGACCGATTCTTCGCAGGCTCTCGGGTTAACTTCCTTAAAATAATTATAAATAGGCTCCATTTTGTTAGCCTGAACCCGCCTTATGTATCTCTTGGCGTGATGGGGATGTATTCCGCTAGATGTGCCGAGTATACAGCTAGAGGTTCCTTCCGGCTTGATGCATGTCGTTCTAGCCGCTTGATTTACCCCTATCATTTTTGCCAACCTTTTGTTGGCCCTTTTGACTATATCGGCTCCCCGTTTTTGAATCTCTGGATCTAAACAAATATCATGCTGCTCCATGATTCCAGTCATAGACACTCCTAAAAGCGCCTCTCTTTTTATAATATTTTCAGACACCTCTCCCAGATAATCAAAATCACTAAAGCCAGCCTGAAGAGTGCCAATGATAGATGCGGCCCTACATGCAGTATAAAAATCTTCTTCGGTCTTTACTTTTGCACAGTTGATAGTGCTGAGATTGCAAGCCTGCCAGCCCGTTTTTCCAGTTTTTTCATCCACTGGCCACATTCCAATTTCTACACACGGGTTGACTATTAGCTCAGTTGAATCGGCCCAAACAAATCCCGGCTCACCAAAATCTTTAACAGATTCCATAAGCGAGGAGAACTGCTCTCGGGTTGTTTTATCTCTCAACAGAAGCGCTGAATTATTAGACCTTCCCCGTTGCGGATTTTCTATAAACCAATTTCCAGTTTTAGCTTTAGCCATTTCCTCGTCGTCCGGAGAGAAGACGCAGATAGTCGCACTCCTTCTAACTCCTCCACTGATCACGGCGTCCGCCCCATACATAACAATATCATACACCTCAATAGGTGTTAATCTGTCAGTAGAGGCTTTTAAGGGCTTGTCCAATACTCTTTTAATGTTGCTTAGGGCGTTTTTCAAAGGCTCTGGGCCGGGAGCTTTACCGCCGCTTGAGTTAAGTAACGATCCCGCCTGTCTAATCAAAGAGTAATCAAAGTTAACACTCTTCCCACTGTACTCAGGGAAGAGTTCACCTTGATCAAAATAACTAGACACCAAAACGCCAACTGCGTCTGACCACCCCTCAATTGAGTCCGGGATGGTGAACTTCTTAGAGCCAGACTTTTGTTTAAGTAGCTTTGGAAGCTTGGCTACATGATGTCGCTGAACCGAGAAGCCTGTTCCACATCCACACAAGAGTAGAAACATACACTCTTGGAAGAATTTTAACCTATCGACGTAGGATGTGATACAGTTGTAGATTCTAGCGTTATGTTTAATAATAGGCTCTCCGCCAAACTGTAGGGCTCGCTGGCTGCCAAGAACTTTCTTCTTGCACATTTGCTCATACGCCCACTCAATCTCTTCTTCAATCTCTTTGTTGTTTTCTAGATCTCCATAAACATATTTTTGGAGCATCATCTGCTTGACCCTGTCAACTGCCTCGTTCCAAGTTTCTCTTCTTTTTTTTTCAGGTATCCATCTAGCATATTTTGAGACAAAGGTGTAGTTCATTAAGGACTTTATGGACATTAAGGGGTTTTTCCGTTCCTGTAGAGCCTAGATTAGAAGTTATTTGTTTATAATTACGGTTATATCTTTGGTCTTAAGCCGTATCGTGGTTTGGTCTTCATCTTGTTCCACATCAACATTATCTATCACGGTTTTGATTTTGTCAACCATTTCTTGCGTAATTCCAAAATCTCCCATGATCTTTGTCACGATTGTTGATGCGAGCCCTCCATATCGTCGGTCCTCAGACATCACCTTTGCTCCATTCTGTTGATAAGAGTGTCGAATTTTTCGTTAAGCTTATCATTGATGGCTAACTTACAATCGACCACACTATCTTCTAAAGAATCAATCTTAGACTCTATTTTGTTTTCCATGCTTACCACCTTGGTTTCAATTGATGTCATACGTCTATTTAATGAATCATTCACCTTTTCCTCCAGTAGAATTATTTGTTTTCCATGAGTAATCATTGTGAATAGCACCCAACCAATTATAGGTATTACTATAAACTCCACAGTGGTGGCGAGCAGCTCCCAAGTGTCTGTCATACCGTTTCTCCCGCATAAAAACCACTACACTAAACTAAACAACTCACAAAAAACAGGGGAGGGGAGATGATCGTCCCCTCCCCCGCTGCACGATGACGATAGACGATATTACATACCGGTAATCGGTTTGTAGTTGAAGAAGTCTCCAGCGTTTGCGTCAGACACGTCCAGAGTAACGAAGTCAACCTTCATCACCAGTTCGCCCGGAATCGCGCGAGTTGGATTAGCGGCACTGTCGCTTCTGCTAGCAGTAGCTCCAGAGACCGGATTCCACATATTCGTAGTGGTGTTTGTGGCCGCAGTATGGTGCGCGTGGCCAGTTGCCGACAGGAACAAGTTGGCAGAGCGTTTAAGGACTTTGGTGTCACCGTTCAGAAGATAACCAGTACGCGAGTAACGGTTTCTTCTCATGAGCGTGACAGTCTTAGCACCAAAATCATGCTCAAACTGATTAATAGAATTAAGTACGCTACCACGACCCGTAATAAGCATTTTAGTGGAGGCAACGCCTGCCAAAGTGGTGCTACTAGCAGCAATAACATACTTGCCAGCGACCTCGTAGGCAAAGGCCCCACCGCTTAAAATCTTTTGGTTTCCTTGTAAACCATCAGCGAGAACTTTTGGTTTAGCTCCGTCATTCCACACAGTGGCATTATCTTTTAACGCCAGAGCTTTTGTGATCACGGCGCCCGTACTTGTGTTACCAAGAATAGTACCACCTTCAGTGGTAGCCGTAAAGGCTCCACCAGTAGTGTTGACTTTGTCAGAATTTCCGCTAGGAACTGGCATAATAGATCTCCTTTGAAGAATCAATTAAAGTAAGTAACAATATATATTCCTAATTATCCAAAGAAGATCCAAGTCCAGTTAAATATACACAAATTAGACGGGTTGTCCGTTGCTTTTTTTGCATATTTTTACAGCTCTTTTAAGTCGCCGTCTGGCAGTTTCTCGACTATAACCATTTTCTCTGCCTATTTCTACCATAGTCATATTACCCATGTATCTTTGTCTCAGTATATTAGAAACATCTTCAGGTAATCCGGTCAGAACATCATCAAACTCTAGACGGTGATCCGCACTTGAACCCATACATGAGCCATCGACCGAACGACCCACGGCGGAAACACCATGCCCTGTACGAGCCATAAGATCTAGTTGAGAATTGTCAACATGCATCATTTTTCTTTTTTTCTTAAGTTCATTCTTAAGTGCAAATGTTAACTGTTGATACAAATACGATGTAAACTTTGCACCTTTAGTTGGGTCGTATTTATCTTTACATTTCCAGAGCGTGATCATTTTAATTGATTCTATTTCGTCCCTATCTATAGCGCGACTATACTTATTTGCCACTGAGTTCATTATATTTTCTATGTTTGAATCTTTTGAAAGCTTTTCAATACTATCCATCGTTTCCTCTCAGGATTATTCCACCAATGTTTTGTTTACGTTCTAATAGTCCACTCAGACCCTCAAGATATATTCTATCCAGCTTGTCTGAAACAATATAATCAACATCTCCTCCGGGAGATACCAACATAGACCAATACTTTTTGGTCTTCAGTTGATCCTTAACTAGGTTTACCGTAGCTTGGGTTTCCTCGTTAGAAAGAATCTCTTGCTCGGTATAAACGCATAGTTTTTTTTCTATATTTTCTCTAACCTCTCTAATGTCAAACAATTTTCCCACCCCTATAAAAAAGGTATACCTACCCAGCACCTTTAGGGCTTCTATTCCATCCACACCCTCCTTGATTCCTTCATTATCTCCTCCTATCTCTTCCTCTATTTCGTTAGTTATGGAAAAGTTAGTATATCCTAACCAACAATCCCATCTGTCAGACGGTTTCATAAGGGACTCTTCTGGATACGGACCCATCGGAGTATATAACACTCTTTGCTGCTGTAAAAAAAGCTCCGGAGACAGAAGCTCTGGAGGTATTTCTATGTCATTATTCAACATATCGTTTGGATCTGGCTCCGGAGTGAATACTTCATCGGGCGGCGCCATTAACTCCTCGACTTTTGCATTCCAACTTGTCCAGACTATCTGCTTGGGTTTATTAGACATAAACAACCTCCGTTGTAAACGGTTACATTTTTAATGCGTTACGGGGCGGAATAGCTATAGCTTGTCCAGAATCATCCTTTGAAACAAGTTTAAGCTGTTGTATCAAGGTTAAAATACTTAAGAAGTCCTCTTCATTACCCTCTAATACACATTGTGACTTCAGATGACTCAATATTTGCTCTACTAGTTGCCCATGCGCAACTCCATAAAAAATAGAAGCTACGGCCTTTATACCCGTTTCAGTCGGCTCCCAGTCGCACCCAAATATAAATCCCCCGTCTTGTGCAACCGCGACCGTTAGCTGAGCTGTGAAATCTTCCTCAGTAACTTCTTGATCTTTTGGATAGTAGTTCTTCATAATATTTATCTATCTCTATGTTTTGTATTCCAATATCCTGTGACGAAAGAAATTTTCCAGACTTATTACATCCTAGAACCTCCGCCATATGAGACGCATATACCACCTCAACCTCCCCGGCGTCAATTTTTCTAAAACCGACCACGTCCGTTAGCATCCAATCAAAATCTAAATAAAAGAACTTAGAAAACAGTTCAGACAGGGTTTGGTTTTCATCTTTAGTCGTCATGTAAGTAGAAGGAAATTGGTGACTGTCTGTCAGATATACCTGAAAAAACTGAGGATGCGTAAATGGAACGTTTTTTTGATTCTTGCATACCATTAGGGTAATCTTAATTTTCATTTTTAGCTTCTGATTCCGGCTTGACGGTTGCGATTTGGGACTTTATATTCTCTAGAACCTGTTGCTGAGAAGACACAATCGCATATTTCTTAAGGAGTGTTGCGAATCTATCTAAGCTATTTGGATCGGTTTGATTTTGAATACATCCATTAATTTCAAATGCGTATTCATCTGTAAGAGCCTTGAGCGCACTTTCAGTGGCTTTGATTATATCCATCCTTCTGGGTTTCCTTCTTTTTTAATCTGTGTAAAAACGAGCCCGCTATACTAATTATAGCGGGCTCTATGAAAAAGTCAAGCTAATTATCTAAACACCACGCAAATGCCATAAATGACTTGCTCAGTTCCTGTTTTTCAGATTCTAGTACACTATGGTTCTCTTCTCCAAGAATAGAAACCATCGACCCCCGAGTTGCTGAACTTAACTTGTCATACTTTCCCCTGATCGAATCTCCAAACACCTCCTTTGCGGCAAGCACATAGACATCATTTATTTGCTGGGCGTCAGCTTCATATTTAACAACTCTGTCCGCAAACACCTTGTTAAAAACGCATAAACTCTCTCTATCTTTGGGGTCTTCTATAGACTCGCATACATTAGACCACCGCTTAATTAGAGAGTCCTCCGGCCTCTCTATAATGACAATAGGTTTATCGTCCGGGATCTCTGGGATAATATCCTTTATGTTACCCCAAAAGACTCCGACAAGTATTAAACCTATACCGATTAATAGTTTGAAGTTCATTGTGATTCCTTCTCGCTCTTCTCGGGCGGGGGCGAAGGTTTTGGATCAATGGGTCTTTTATTAGCCAGAACAAGAAAGACCTCGTGAAGCTTACTCTGTGCCTCCTCTAGGCCCGCATCCACACAGGCGTTGTTTAACATTTCCCACTTATGCACAATAGAGGTTAAGTTGTTCGAAGAGCCTCCGGTAAAGCCAAGAGGTTGCACCCCTTTGCCAAGACCCGCGATAAAATTCCTAGCCGTAGGAATAAGCATCACCATTCCGGCCACAATAAACACCCATTGTAATGGAGATAGATCCCATAAAAACCCAATCATCAAAACACCCCCTTGTTTATTCGGTTACTCGCAAAGTATCACCAATAACCCAAGCCACGACAATGGTAACAACTCCAACAATCTGTTCGACATCTAGCGTAACATCAAAAAGCTCAGACGAGCAGACGCCAACAAGACCAACAGCCGATACCCAAAAACGACGCGAGGACAGTAAAGACTTAACCTTTTGTACAATCATTTTCTTTCTCCCAAATAAAACTTAAAACTAGAGAAGACCTTCTCTTACTAATGTCTATATTCACCTTATTCCGAGGTAGTGATTTCCACCACTCAAATCATCCATTCGTCTAAAGCCATCATCTAAAAGAATCCTTCTTTCTTTATCGCACGGACAATTTCCGTAAGCTTTGACGCAGTTACAATAGGTGTTACTTGTATCGCATTTGCAGCCCGTGCATTTTTCTGGCTCTACATCCGGTTCCGGTTCCGGTTCTGGTTCTGGTTCTGGTCTCACATCTTTTCCGTGATATGGGCAATCCGTTTGATGACCGTCTCCATGTGTTATTTTCCCCGTCCCCTTACAAACGCATTTATCGGCATCTGGATGGGGTCCGACAGGACCATCAGGAATGTCGTCTGGCTTATCTGGAAACACCTTTGTTTCCGCTAGGTCAAAAGCGTCATTCGTCTTTTCTATTATAGTACTTGTTTCGTCATTTGCCAAGTTATTTCTTGAGATAGTTTCAGAATTTATAGGAGGAAAAACTCCAAAATACAAACAGAGAGCGCCTATAGCAAGTCTAGCACGAGAATTGGTCGTATTTTTCATGTTAAAAAACCTCGTCTATGGTCCAGTCAATATTTTTGGCTGGAAACCCGTTTACGTCGCTAAACACCCAAGCTCCTCCACCAGATAACATATCACGAGCATCCTTTTCCCTAATCCAAAAACTGCCATCCGGCTGGCCCAATCTCTTGGGACCAGTGTTCCAAACGCCCCACGAATTCTGGATCAAGAAAAGAGACTCTTTATATATGTCATGAGTATCGTCGCAGGCAATCCATGCCATCGCGTGATTCCATCCGCTAGATTTTTTTGCTATTCCGTTTTTATCTCGCCTGCTAGAAAAGCCATGCCCAGAACAGACAGAAAGAGAGTATCCGTTCGCTAGAGCGTCTCTAGCTTCTTGGACAGTACGAATAGATGAGATTGTCTTTACCTGATGTTTGCGAGCTTCGTCAAGATAGATAGAGCTGGGAATATCGTGTTCCGCTCCAATCTCCGAATTATATTTAGATAGGTCTATTTCTCCGTAATCCTTACGAAGGAGTATTCCACCCTTCTCATGGACATATCTAGCAGCCTGCGAGCAGGAC